CTTTACTCATGTCAAATGTGCTCCTTTATTTTTTCATTATAATATCGCAAACAATTTATTTTGTCAATGTATTTTTGTAATAATTTATTACGAATATTTCATTTTGAAACAAAAACCATACACCTTTAGTTTAATTGATAGAGCAACGATCTCCAAAATCGTCAGGTCTATGTTCAAATCGTAGAAGGTGTGTTAAGTGAAGTGAATTGCACTTTCATTGAAAATTTAATATTGAAAATTATGAGAAGTCATTTCGTATGAAGTGGCTTCTTTTTATGTTGTGATGGAATTTAAAAAGAGAATAAATATATAACCAACTATGAGAGGATTGTTACTGTTTCGATTGCAGGTGGTTGGAATTAAGAGAAGAATAACGAGGACTGATCATCTTCGTGAATGACTGTACTCCATATCCAGTCACTCTTCTCTTCTATTATTGTTGTTGATATGGAGAGATTGGAGAAATGATGAATGGAACAAAAAACAAAGCAATGTACTCAATGTAAACGAGAATTGCCATCTAATAAAGATTTTTATTTTATGAAGCTTGGTAAATTAAATAATAGGTGTAAGGAATGTTGTGGTAGACATTTTACAAATCATTTAACACATATTCCAAAAGAAGGATATGTGTTTTGCAAGAAGTGCGACAGAGAATTGCCACACACCATACAATATTTCCCAGAAGACAAATCGTGTAGAACTGGGCTTAGATATGTATGCAGAGAATGTAATCCTAGTTATGGAAGATTTTTAGACGATGGTGAAGAACCTCATAGGGCATGGTCTAAGGAAGATGATGATTTAATATTAGAGCATTACCATGATTATACTGGTAAAGAGTTAAAAGAAAAATTCTTTCCTTGTAGATCCGTAAGAGCAATAGAATGTCATGCAGGCGAATTAGGAGTTGCTTGGAAAACCGAGGAAACATATAAGCGTAGTAGAGCATTTCAAGCAAAAATTGTAGCAGAAAAATTAAGAGGACGTGATCTTGGACAAGAATGGCGAGATAAAATTTCTGCTACTAAGAAAGAATATTATAAAACTCACGATAGTTGGTGGAAAGGTAGAAAGCGAAGTCCTGAACAATGCAAAGCTATTAGTGAACGTATGAAAGGTAAATGGGCTGGTGATAAAAATCCTAGGCATATCAATCCTTTAAACGGAGAACTTAATGGTCGTTGGAAAGGCGGTATTTTACCTACATATACGGAACTTCGCTCTGATACAAAAGATTGGTTTAATGAATCAATGGAATTTTGTAATTATAAATGTGTAATTACTGGTGGAGAATTCGATAATGTACATCATACTACTGCTTTTAGAGATATTGTTGATGAAGTTTTTAAGTTGACTGGCATAGAAGTCAAACAACAAGTATGTGATTATAGTGAAGATGAGTTTCAACATTTAAGAGACGAATTAAAGGATTTACATATAATTTATGGGTTTGGAGCTTGTATAAATAAAGATGTACATAAGCTATTTCATGATAATTATGGATACACCAAATTCTCTCCGTATGATTTCTTGGATTTTGTATATAGAATTGATATTGGGGAATTTGACGAATGGTTTAAGAAAAACAATTTACAAATAAATATTAACTACGATTATGTAGAATATTTGGAAAGCACTCTTACTGTTATTGCAGAGAGTGCTTAATTTATTGAAAAAAAAGGAGGTGGTCGTTAGTTTGGCTACAAGAAAAAACACTACGCAACCAGTTAAATTAACGGCTGCTGAAGCTAGAGAGAAAGTTGAAGAATTACAGTACAAGCTTAATAAATATGCAGGTACTGCTCATTGTCCTATGTGTGATAAGCATAAGGATATAGAAACAAAATTTTATTATGATACAGATCCTTTACTTGGTGGAAAAAGTTTTTCGAGAATCTGTCGTGATTGTGCTCGTAAAATTGCATTACGAGTTGACGAACGAGGCGAAGAACATGAACCAACGAAAGAGAGCGTACAGAAAGCATTATATTATCTTAACAAACCTTTTCTTGAAACTGTATGGAATGCAAGTATTCAAGAATCTGAAAATATGGTCACAGGGAAAAGTAAGGAAAACGTCTGGACTTCATACATTAAAAACATCAGTATGAAAAATTATGTTGGTATGGGATACATGGATTCCGACATGTTCAAAGAGAAAATAGTTTACAAAGATGAAGAAATTACACAAGAGAATAAAGAAGACGAATTATCTGAAGATGTCGTTGAAATGTATAAAAAGAATAAACGAACAGTTCTTAGATTTTTATGATCCTTTTGAAAATGAACCAATTTCAGAACAGCCTATTCTCTACTCTAAGCTTGTTGGATATTTTGATGAGTCTGTAAAAGATGACGGATTGAAGCTTGAAGCTGTAATTGAAATTGTGCAAAGTTTTAAGGATGTAAAAACAATCAATGATACTATTTCACAATACAAGAAACAACTTGGTAGTAATCCAGGTGTTATATCAACAATTAAATCTTTAGCTGAAACAAAGCAAAAAATGATATCTTCTGCCCTTGCACTAGCAAAGGATAACGGAATATCTGAGAATAATAACAATAGGAAAAGTAAAGGTGCTGGTACTCTTACTGGCATCATAAAAGAATTACAAGAAATGGATTTAGATGGTTCTGAGGTAAATACATTTGATTATGAAACTAATATGGCAATCGAAGATATTATGACAAGGAATCATCAGAATCAGTTAAAGCAGTTGAATCCTGATGAAAATGACTGGGAAAAGGAAGTTATTCATCAGAAAGGATTATTATTTAATCTTCAAAAAGAAAGAGATAATGCTGTTGAATTTAGTAGGTTATTGAAAAAAGAAAATAAAGATCTTAAAGATTTCTTATTTGAAAAAGGTCTTATAGATGAAAAAGGACAAGTAATCGAAGATGGCTGATGATAAGATTGTTTTGATGGGTGATTCTATTAATGAATTCACTCCAAAGAATTTTACTTTTTTCAAAAAACCTACTTATTATGATATGTCTGAATTAAAGCTAGAGGGTTTGAAAAAATTCTCTGAAATAATTCAGTGGGGGCGCAGAAACCCAGTAAAATTCTGCGAAAGATTTTTCGGTATCGAATTTCTTGACTATCAGAAATATGTATTTATGATGTCATGGATTACACCAAATGTTGTTTGGTGTATGAGTCGTAATGCTGGTAAGACAACTCTAGGTAGCCCATTTTTGATGGCTAAAACAATGTTACTGCCTAAATTTGAAGGATACATTTTATCAAGCACAGGTTCTCAGAGTATAGGTATGATGAAGAAGATTGAATCTATTGCAAAAAAAGAAATCGCTTCATTTACTGGTTTAACAGATGTATTTCTGAACGAACTTGTAAAAAGTTCAAACAGCGAGGGCTTTCGACATGATCCAGCATCTTACTCCTTTAAACTTTATTCAGGATCGAGCTTGGCTACGGTCAACTCAAATTTTGATGGATCTCGTGGTCGAAGAAGCCGACTTAATTTCTATGATGAGGCATCGTATGTATCTGAAGATATGTTCGCTGCTACTCTTCCATTCGTCACTCAGAACAGTGACTTCGCTCTTGGTGGTGATGTTGATGTAACATTACTTCCACCAAATTTCCCAAATCAAGTTGTGTGTGCAAGCTCAGCAGGTTCTATGGATGATGTTTTTTATAAAAGATATAAAGAAGCTGCAATGCATTCTATGGCAGGTGATAAGAATTATTTTTGTGCAGATATAGATTGCGAGGTAATTCTTCATGCTACATATAATGGAAAGATATATCCTGTTCCATTGCTTACACAAGCAAAAATTGATTCAGAAATGAAAATGAATCCAACTAAGGCTACTCGTGAATATATGAATAAATTTGATTCAGATCTTGGTGATGATATTGCAGTTAAGAAATCACAAGTTCTTAGAAATAGTGTTGTTAGACCACCAATGCTTGTTAATGACGACAATTCTCTTATGGTTATCTGCTTTGATCCAGCCAAAAAAAGAGATAACAGCTTTGTATTAGTTGGTAAATTACATAGAGATGACAAACGTGGTTGGTTATTGGATGTTGTTAATGGCATCAATTTAATTGATAAAGAAACAAAAAAACCTCTTACAACTCCTGAGCAAGTGGCTATGCTGCAAGATATCGTTGTTAGATATAACGGATATGGTGTACCTGATTATAAGAATATTCATGGTATATATATTGATGCTGGTTCTGGTGGTGGAGCTACGCAAATATGTGATTTACTTTTTGATAATTTTTATGAGAAAAATCATAAAGGCGAAAAAGATTATGAGCATCACGGATTAATTGATGCAAGCTATGATTATGCAATTCCATATGTAAAAAGGTATCCAGATGCTATTGATATTATCCGTATGCGTGAACCAGCTAAATATAAAGCAATTATGTATTCACAATTATGTGAAATGATTGATCAAGATTTGATTAGTTTTACGGCAGAATATGATTATCATGGCAGTTTAACAATGTTAGAAGAAAATAACGGCGAAGTTATCGAAAAAAATTATAAATTATCTTTTGAAGAAGAACTTGGATTAAAGCAACTTGACGCAATGAAAGAAGAAGTGACTCATATGTACAAGTACAAATCTTCTAATGGAAATATTAGATATGATCTTGCTCCTGGTTTTGAGAACATTCTTCATGATGATAGATCGTATTGTCTCGC